TTCAGCCACCCTCCGACGAGGATCAGCTATGGATGATTGACAATGACCCTGAAGCCTACCTTCAGAGCATTCAGGTGCATAATGACCGCATTGAGGCTTCCGTCATTGACCCAGTGTACAACAGCTTCGTACTTCCGCAGCAGGAGCGAGTCAAGGGACTCTTGGCTGACCCTAAGATTGACGAGGTATGGGTGCTGGGTGGCAACAGGTCAGGAAAATCGAGATCAGCAGCATGGCTAGTGATGCGAACCCTCATGGAGAATCCCAACACTGAGATTGTGTGCTGGGCGCAGAATGAGGATGCCTCGGTAGAACGTCAGCAGCCCTACCTATGGGAAATGATGCCCCAAGAGTTCAAGAAGAAGCAGAAGGACGAGGTTGCCAAGATCAACTACTCCAAAGCCACAGGATTCACTGGAAACAAGTTCATCCTCCCGAACGGTTCTGTCTGCTATTTCAAATTCTACACTCAGTTCCAGAACGATGACTCTGTGATCGAGGGTGCTAAGCTGGGCGCTCCAGTTAAGACTTGTAAGTTTATCAATATCGGCACTTGGTGTGATGAGTATTTGGGAGATGAAACGCTTTTGAAACGATTGCGCTCTCGTTGCGGTGACTTCGACGCTAAGATTCTAGTGACGTTCACTCCGCTACGTGGATACACACCGTGTGTAGGTTCCATGCTAGACGGGGCTAAGACGGTCGAAAGTCTACCAGCATCGCTACTTGACGGGGAGCTGATGCCCTACGTGCAGGAACCCTCTGGCCGTGACAATATGGCGATTGTCTATTACCATTCAGAGCGTAACCCGTTCTCTAACTGGAAGCGTCTTGCCCGAAATCATGCCAATGCCTCCGTGGAGGAAATCAAGAAGGTGCTGTACGGCTACCCGACTAAGAGCATGACTGCCATGTTCAACACCTTTGACCAAGTGGCACACATTTACGACCCAAAAGAGGAGAAGATTGATTTCTCTGATGGTTCATGGACAAACTACCAAGTGATCGACCCTGCTGGTGCGAAGTCGTGGGCATGTGCTTGGTATGGGGTGAACGCCAAGGGTGACGTAAGACAATGGGCTGAGTGGCCTGATCGCGCAACGTATGGTGAATGGGCGGTGGAAGGCAAGTCTCAGGTTCGGTCTGATGATGCGGTGACGTGGAAGCGTGGGCCAGCGGCAGAGGACTGTGGGGGCTTGTCTATCCGCTCCCTACAGATGGAGTGGACGAAGATTGAGGGCAATATCCCTATCTTTGAGCGCATCATCGACATACGCTTTGCCCATAGCCCCAAGCAGACGGCAGACGACGGTGAGCGTACCCTGCAAGATGAGCTGTATGACATTGGTATTGAGACAGTTCCATCATTCGGCGCACATGAGGATGTAGGTCTAGCCAAGATTCAAGAGTGGTTGGCCTTCGATAACAAGCAGCCATTCGACAAGTTTACCAATTCCCCAAGCTTCAGAATGTCAACGGATTGCGGAAATTCAATCTTTAGCTTTATGAACTACTGCCAGAACGGGAAGAAGGACGAACCGCTGAAGGACTTCATTGACCTTCCCCGATACGCAGCAACCCACGACGAAGGAACAGGCATTGGACACTTCGGAAAGGACACACTTGGAGTCTTAGTCCAATCAGGAGGATATTAACTATGAGTAACGAAACTTGCAAATCACTAGCCGAACAGCTCGGCAAACCATACACAGCAATGCGAATCGGTAAGCTCCGTGCAGCAGTTTGCTCAGAAGAAGACCTAGACGGCAATGAAATCCTGCCTACTGGGGTATTAAAGATCATGGCTCAGATCAAGGGTGAGCTAGATGTAATCGAGGAAGCAGCACCAGAAGTGGTCACAGTTCGTGTTCTGCATCAACAAACGGGCAATCCGCGATTCATCTACGCCGAAGACCCAGAGACCAAGAAGAAGGTCAAGGTTCTGGTTCCCAAGCGTCACAAGGACATCATTAACCATAAGGGCAAGCGCCTAAAAGTCAACAGAGGAGAATATGATGGAAAACTACAATACCGATACCCAGCAGCTAAATAGGGGTGAAATACGAGACTGCGTTGATTTCTGGATGTCGATTGATTACCAAAAATTGGTTCGCGGAGAGATTGACCCAGCTTCAACTGACGAAGAACTGGAGGATCGTCTTGGCCTCAGCGATAGAGGGATAGACTTCATACTTAAACGGCTAAGGCACGACCATAGCCACAATACGTGATAAGATAAAAACAATGGCTACATACCGAAATCAAGACCGCGACGAGTCGGAGATTTACTACGACGAAGACTTTGACTACACCCAATTCAAGGAGACTTTCGACGAGGACGTTGATAACCTCTCTGACTTTATTAAGCGATGTTCTGATTCATCTGACATTCGACGGTGCGACTGGGCGGGCAAGACTCCCGACCTAAAGAAGTCCTCTGAGACGGCATTCCCGTTCAAGGATGCATCTGACACGGAGGTCCATCTAGCGGAATACCACATTGCGTCTCAAGTAGCCATTAACGAGAATGCACTGCGTAAGTCCACCATCAAAGCCTATCCGCGAACAGCTCAAGACATTCAGCGAGCGACAGAGGTGACTGTCCTGTTCAAGTGGTTCCGTGACGCTGGCATTCCAGAGTTCTGGCAGCAAATGGAGAAGGCAGACAACTATGCACAGGAGAAGTCGCTACGTGTAGCCTACTGCGACTACAAGTCACCAACAAAGCGGTCATACGAGAAGATTTTTGATTTAGAGGAGATTCAAGCGTCATTTGGAGATGTAGCCCCAGATTTCATTGAAGTCCTCGCAGACGAAGACCGTGTTGACGAGGCACTAGAAGCCCTCAACTCCATCGAAGGATGGGAACTAAACGAGAAGCGCGTTAAACGTGCGCTCAAGGAACTACGCGACAAAGGCATTGCCACCATCCCCGTGACTATCGAGGATTCTGGTAGCCCCATCTTACAAGTTCTAGCACCAGACGAGGAGTTCTTTGCTCCGTCATACACAACCAACTTCTGTGATGCTCCACGTTGCCATGTGCGTAAGCCGATGACAGCGCAGGAGATTCTAAGCCGTGTGAGCGCAGAAGGGTGGGACCAAGAATGGGCAGACTGGGCGGTGGAGAACGAGCGAGGCACACTCAATGCCTTCCGCACTAGCAGCTCTGTCAACAACCCACGGCAGCCTTCACGTATCGACGAGGAGCGCGACCTAATTGACGTTGTGTTCACCTTTGAAAAGCTCATTGATCGCGATGACTTGGCCGAGGGCATCTATCTGACGGTGTGGAGTCCAGAGTTCGGTGATAGTCACGGCGAGGTTCCACCATATGCTAAGCGCGTTCTACTCAGTGGATTGCGTCAGTTCCCGTTTGTCGTGCAGTCTCGTAGCTATGATGCTCGCACACTATACAGCGCACCAACCATTCCAGAGCTACTTAAAGCAAGCCAGAAGAACCAGAAGGTGCTGCGTGATGCGAACATGGACAACTCGGCGTATGAGGTTAGTCCTTCGCTGCTTGCCCCTCCCACGTGGGATCATGGTCGCCCTGGCCCAGGCGGTGTATATGCCACACGCGCAGGGCAAAGCCCATCGTATCTGAACCGCAACACAAACTTCGGTGCTGTGTTCAATCTTGAGAAGGAAATCGTCTCTGAGGCAGACCGCTTAGTAGGTCACTCGCCAGAAGACCCCACCTCCGTGGAGATGCAACGTGCGTCTATTAACCGTCACCTAAGCTTCGCTCAAGACGTGCTAAAGATGGTCTATGAGATGTACAAGCTTAAAGGGCCAGAGGAACTATTCTTCCGTGTGACAGGTCGCCCAGAACCAGTGCAGTTTGTAAAGAACTCCGATGAGACTGAGATGGACGTGACCATCAGCTTCAATACCATCTACGACGAGCCAGACAAGGTCGAGAAGATGATTGAGGGCTTGATTCGCGTTTCTAGTCTAGACACTGCTGGACGTGTGAATACAGAAGCACTCGTTGACTTTGGACTAGCGGCAATTGACCCAATGGCAGCAGAGACAATGCTAATGCCAGCGGAACAAGGTTCGGCTAAGGTGACAAACGAGACGCTTAGTGACATTTCACAGATGTCCTCTGGTATCGCACGTAGTCCAGCACCTAATGCTTCTGAACTACGTATGGAGGTTGTAGCCAACTACAAGGCAGAGCAACA